TACACTTCTGCTGATATTTGGAAAGAAATATCTCTGGAAGTGTAGGAATTAAATCAGCGATCGCCTCATACCATCCCAATAGTCCAACTTGAGGTAATTGGATATCGCTAATCTCTTGATTCCTGGCTGCTAACAGATACATTCTTTTCCGAGATTGGGCAATACCAAAATCCTGTAGATTTAATATTTGGGTAGTGGTACAATATCCTTGGGTGGTTAATTCCTCCTCAATCTGAGTAAAGCTCTCAAAATTCTTGTAACCTGCCACATTCTCTAGTAGGAAGAATTTTGGGAGTTTTGCTTTAATAATCCCAACTATGGATTTCGCCACAATTAAATCATCTTCTGTTTCACCTGCTTTTGAATTAGCAATACTGGCATTTCTACAACTGGGCGTTGCGATAACACAATCTACATCCTCTAATTCATTGGGGTCAACATTCTGGACATAATCACAAATAATTTTGCTGTGGGGATGATTTTTAGCATAGACATCAGCGATCGCGCGATCGCACTCAATACCCCAAACATTAGTTCCTAATCCGTGTAGTGCCATGCCCATGCCTGAGCATATTGAGCCAATTCTAATCATTGAATTTAACTCCTAATTTTTCAATCATTTCATCATTTAGATAGCGATAACCCTGTGGTGGCAAAATTCCTACTTCACGCATTTTTGAAAGTGGAATTGGTGTGATTTTCTTGGGGTTTCTGATTCTAATCCCGTAACCCATGCGATCGCCTAAATAATTCCAAATTTCACGGGAATCTAGACACAAGCTTGATTGGTAATTGTTGCAAAAAGTTTGAGCATCTTTGCAGAGAATTTCAACGGATTCACAATAGCCAACTATCTCTGCTGTTGGAGTAGTTTCATAAATTAAGATGTAATCAAAAGCTGGTTGGCGATTTTCTTCTCGGACACCTCGCTTTCTCAACTCAATTGTTTTCTTCCCTGCAAAAATATTTTGACTGTGACGTGGGTGCAAGCTAATTAGCAATGTTTCCATTTTATCCTTCCTGATTTTCTAGTAATTGATTGTTTGCGATCGCCACCTCTAACGCTTCTGTCACTTTTTCTTTGTCCCCAGAGAACTCAAACAAATCAGAAGAAATTAATACTACTGATGGTTCACCGAATGGGAAAACCATTTGCATAACAACTTCTGTTTCCGTGAGGTTCCAATGGATAGCTGAATACTGTTCAAATAGTTCAGTCATGATTTTCTCCTATTTAAAAAGTGAAAGTTGGATTGAATTAATTTGATGTCTGTGGTGTTTCTCTAAATACTCCATTGCAGTATTGAGGCTGGGCGTTACTGATTCTGCCCAGCGAGGTGGAGCAATTTGTTTTTTCTCCATCTCACTACAGTATTCGTCAAATAGGTTGGCAGCATCTAGAAATGAAGTCACTGCATCAAAAGCCAATCTATTTAGCTTTGCTCTAACTCTATTCTTGGTGGCAGTATTTGAGCCGTTCCAGAAAATAGAGTTAAACACCTTGCTATAAGCTTCCGCATAGGATACGAAAAGGGTTAATTCCAGTTTCATGGATATTAGTAATTCATGGTTGCTAGGGATTTTTTCTAGTAAGCAATGAATTACACACTGAGGTATTAGCATTAAAGTAAATCGGAATATTCTGGAAATCCTTCCACCCTTTGATAGTCGCCGACGCAAGTATCGCACCAGTCCTCAAAAATGTCACCGCTTCCCCTGCAAAAGGGCATCAGCCTATGACATCTTAGACACTCAAAATAATCACCTGGATTGCAACCCCAAGAACACAATCGTGACCGTGTTTTTCTGGAATGACACAACAAGGGAGGTCTTCCGATAAAGCCAAGCGCAACTTGCTTGGAATTTAAAATTGCTATTCGTAAATTCATGGTTTCTCCTAGTACAAAAAAGTTGTCGAAGGGTTTTCCTTCCCTAATCTGATGTCAAACACAGCATCATAACATTGTCGCCCTGACATCATTTTGGGCTTTCTTGAAAGTGCGTTTATCATGTCCTTCCCGTTGTCTAATTTCTTGGGAGTTTTACTGCAAGGAACTCCATTAATTAAATAGTCAACTCGCTTGGGTATACGATAAACGTGATGAATATGTGCATCTAATCCATCCCAAACTTTTGCTCTTGACTGAGCGCAGTTCCAATCCAAGGGCATCAAGAATAATAATCTTGCTTGTGGATTATCAGGATTAAGTAATTTGAGTGAGTGCGCGATCGCCTCCATGCACAAACTAAATGGTGGGTTGGTGATAATTAAATCGTAGCGAGTAAAATTCACAAGTTTGAAAAAATCACCATTAAAGTTAAAAGAATGATTCCTTAATTGACGAAGTTGCAGTATGCGGCAATATTTTATTTCTGCAACAGTAATTATGCGATCGCTGGGCAGATATTTAACAATTTGTCCACTTCCTGCAAAGGGTTCAAGGATGTTTTTGTCTGTTGGTAATACTAAACTTGCGATCGCCTTAGCTTCTTTGTCAGGAGTCTCGTAATCGTCGTTAGTAAACTCTTCAACTGACTGAGATAATGATAGCTGATTCATACAATTTTGTCCAGTATTTTTGCTCTGAAGTTGTGAATATTTTTGCAGTATTCTACAGCTGATTTAGGGCTATGAGAATAAAGACTTTTTACCATTTGAATTTGCCCTGGTAGCAAATCAGGGAAGTTTCTCAGGATTTCGTTAATCCCAGGAACTACTTGCTTTTCCTGTGTAACTTTAGCAAGGCGATTCTTCATTTCATCCTCGCTCACATTGAACAACTCAGCAGTTCTTTCAACGGGATTATTGCTTATTCTTTTAAGAAGAATAGCGTCATCTTCAGGAGTCCATATTCTCGGTTTCAATGGCTTCTCTTTTAGTTGCTGCGGAATAGGCGATCGCCCATTAAAGAGAACTGTTCCGCGCATTCGTCTCTTAATTCTTCTGACGGTTGCTTCATGGACATCAAGTAATTCTGCTGCTTCTTTTGAGGTTTTTTCTAAGCAGATTTTTATTTCAGAATCCGTAAGGTTCTTATGCTTTCTTATTTTCTTGGGACTAACACCAAGAACTTCGCACCGATGCTCTGCTTGTCTTCGAGTAACTTTCAGAGTTTTACCTAGTTCTGCGGTAGTGAAATTACTGCCGAAATTAATTAAGTATGAATCCTCTTCAGGACTCCATTTTCTTCCTTTCATTCTTCTTCCTCATACTCTTCGAGCGCTGGATAATTAGTTGCATTTTTATTAAGTGCAGTAAACAGGCTTCTTGTGATATGCCTTTCTACTTCCAATAACTGAAACTTTTTCTTGGATAATGCTTTTTGACATTCTGCGAATTTGACAATTGAATTAGTGGAAGCCGCAGCTAAATAGCATAGTTTAAGTATTTCTTGCTGAAGCCATTCTTTCTGTTCAATCATCATCCTTAGACTTGGATTCTCGTTCACAGGTTCGACTCCTTTTCGATTGGATGCCCAATTGATGAATCTTGTGAATAGCATTTGGATAAGTGAATGCGATCGCTTTCCAATGCTTTTAAATTGTCTAAAGTCTGGTTTATATACCATAATCTTTGTCGAACCTCTCTCAATTGTTGGTGGTAGTAATCGCCGTAAATCTTGATGTCCTTAGTAGCTAATTCGTGGGAATATTTTTCCTGAAGCTGTTCTAGGTAAATTTTGAGTGTTTCGAGTTTGGTAATGTCCATAAAAACGAAAGTCCGCATTCAGGGAAAATAACAACATGAAAAGTTTCGGGAATATCTAGCTCTTCTAAAGTGAAATTAGATAATGATTGGGAATCAAAAGCGATCGCATCTTCCCGGACAACTGCATGATTGTCATAACCTGCATTGACATTTTTGAGTTGATAGGAAGTTAGGGTGAATGAGCGATCGCTTATTTTCTTCATTAGTATTGGGGTTTGACTAAGTTTTTGAACTCTGCGAATTGAGAATTGAAAAGTAATTTAATTACTCCCGTTCCGGTATCTCTGCCTTTGGCAATATTTAATTCCGCAATGCCTTTGTCTGGAGTATCTTCGTTGTAATACTCATCTCTGTACAACAAAAATACAAAATCTGCGTCCTGCTCCAAAGCCCCCGACGCTCTCAAATCACTCATCATCGGTCTTCTGTTTGTCCGCGCATCAACACCTCTATTTAATTGAGCTAATCCAAATACCGGACACCCAAAGCCATCCTCTTTAGAAGATATTTCTTTGAGAAACCTCGATGCTTTTGTTATCTTTGCGTATTCATCATTAGCCCCTTCCTCTGTTCCTGCTAAGATGTGAATATGATCTATAAATATCGCGCCTGGATTACTACCCGTTGTAGCGATGAAACGGCGGATACTTGCGGCAACATCAAGAACATCCATCTTCTTTTTGTCGCAAATATACAAGTTTGACTGTTCTTTCTCGTATTGAGCCATAGCCAAAGAAACTTTCACCCAATCATCTTCTCTCATCATCTTTGGTTGTTTCAAGACAGTCCCTTCAATTCGACTTTCCTGCGCTATCAATCTCCTACATAACTGCTCCGCGTTCATTTCTAGGGAAAAGTAGTAAATATCTTTTGGCTGTTCGCGTGACATATTCGCGGCTGCTTTTAAAGCAAATCCCGTTTTACCCGAACCTGGCCTACCACCAACAACTATGAACTCATCTTCATTAAAGCCACCTGTTTTGTCGTCAATATCATAAAATCCTGATTTAATTGGTTGAATTTCCCCTGCCAACTTCTTCTCCATTTCTGAATACGTTTCCTGCATATATTCAGAAACGTGAACTAACTTTGGGCGATCGTCTACGAGTGTTTGGGATAAGTTAAAAACTGATTTTTGGGCTTCATCTAAAACCACTGAAAGTTTTATCTCTGTGGCATAAGCTAATTTGATGTTCTGCTGGGAAACACGAATTAACTCTCGACGCAAGTATTTCTCCATAACCAGCCCCGCTAAAGCATCAATATTCACTGCGGAAACTGTGCAGTCAACAAGTGCGGCTAATTTACTTCTACCACCGACTAGAGTTAAGTAATTTTTCCCAGTAACTTTATCAATCTTGTCCGTC